GACTTGTTCTACTAGGAGAGCGTTGTCACCAGCGTTGAGGTCTGAGTATGCCACAGAGGTAGGCCATGCGTTGTAGACCTCAATGCGCTTTGCTACATGGTCAGTAGCCTGTGCATTTGGGTCACCTGCACCTGCAGCAGGAATTGGATGTGAAAGTACAGAGATTTCGATGTTGCAACGGAAGTTTTCTTCAACTCCACGTGTGCTACCCCCTGCTGCAACTGTTGCAAACAAGAGGCGCATCCATTCCCAGTTCTGGTTTGTTCCAAGCATTACACCACGCTGCAATGTGAGCGGGGTGAATGTTGTTTGTCCAGGAATCTGGTGAACGGTCGTGTTGTATCCGCCTTCACGATAAGGAATCGAGTCTGTTGTTACTGACAGACCTGATACGGAGGTAAACCCAAAAGCAATGTTGTTTACGGCTCCGCTGCGTAACGTTCCGCCCAGTGTTCCTGGGAATCCCGTTAGAGGTTTGAACTGGACAAGGAACCGAAAGTTACGTAACGGGTCGGTTACCAGTGTCGAGCGGTTATTGATGATTGTTGGCATTTATTTCATTCTCCTTCGAATTAATTCGCAGTCTTTTGACTTAGGTCAATGACAACGAATTCTGCTGGATACTGGAGTGCAACACCCACTTGGATGCGTACCTCTCCGTTTGCAATTGATTGTGCGGTGTTGTTTTCTCCATCGCACTTGATAAAGAACGCATCAGCGTTTGTTGCACCACGTAGACCACCCTGATTCTTGTATTCAACCAAGAATGAGGAGATTACAGTGCGCAACGCAGCCCATAGTTTTTCATCGTTGTTTTCAAAGATTGCAAACTCTGTGAGGTTCTTTAGTTGCTTGCGGATGTAGATAAGCGAACGACGCATATTTACGTATTTGTTTGCTGTTCCATCTTGCTTGAGTGTACGTGCGCCCATGACGCAGATACCTGCACCAGGAAGAGCACGAATAGCGTTGACTGGAGATGTGCTTGCGTTCATCGTGTCAAGTTCGGTTGATGTGAAAGTTCTCTCCATAACAACTGCGCCTTGAAGTTGAACACCGACACCTGCTGGAGCCTTGAATACACCACGAGATGCGTCATTAGATAGGTAAATGCCTGCAATGGCGCCTGATGGACCAATCTTACGAAGCGCACCAGCGCCACGTCCTAGTGGGTCAGCAATGAAATAGTGTGGGTAATACACGGCTGCAAAACTTGTGTCTGCAAGAGCAGCAGCAGCACTTACTGCGTTGGCTACAGTCAAATCTGGGTCTGTGTCTGCAACAACGAACCCGTTGTTATCTTCTGCCCATGACGTGGCTGCATCAAATACTGCAGTTGTTCCAGAAGCAAGCGCGTTGACAACTGGAAGGAACATAACAAGAGGACGCTCAAGATTTGAAAATCCTTCAAATACTGAAGAACCGCTTGCCTTGTAGTTTGTGTAATCGGTAGATGCTGTTGCAGTACCGTTTGAACCACCTGTGAGTGGATAAGTTGCAGAAGTCAATGACTGACCTGCATATCCTGAATCAACTGTTACGGTGATATTTGGAGACACTACGTTGATTACTGTTGGACCGTAATCACTAGAGGCTGCGTCATCAAATACGATGTTCTCATAACGCTCAAGCAGAATGTCATCAGTAATATCGTTTGCTACACCAGATTCTTTGTACAGAGTAAGTGTGTAGGTTCCTGAAACTTGACCTGCTGAAAGAACAGCACGGAGATTGTTTCCATCTGTTCCTGCGTTCTTTGATTGAACGTTAACTTGTGCTGCGCTACCGCTATCGACTAGGTCGGTATCGGCTTTAACAGCGTTGGAAGCAAGTAGACGACGAACATAGAGTTCACGTCCACCGTTTTGGAAGAATGCTGCTACCTGGAATGTCGCTGGATAGGAAGCGTTGTATCCACCAAAGTACTTGGTAAAGTCATACCAAGAAGTTACACGGGTTACCGTTTCTGGGCCCTGTGCAAAAGGCGCAACTACTGCACCAGCAGCATCAGCACTTGGTCCTTGCGGAAGTGTTGCTGGTAATAGGCGTTCTGTGATGTAAACACCTGGGCGGCTATATGCCATGATTTCTCCTAACTAAGTTGTATGGGTTCCTTATGGTGCCGTTATAGTAATCGAGTCAATTTTAGTGAACTGACCGCGACCAATAACCTGACTTCCGTCAGTATTACCATCGCTATCAGTAACACCTGTGATACTGAGTTCTTGCGCCTTGTAGAGTTTGGTGAAGGTTTCTCGTGCAATCTCGGATGAGATACGCACAGTGATTGCGTTTACAAATAAACGCTTTCCATTTTCTGAAACATCTCGTTTAGAAATGTCCAGAACATCCAAACGACGATGCGTGCCATAGACGGTATTTGGACCCGTCAAAAGGAC